AAACGTTCTTGGTCAGTATCAACAGATGGCTTTGCAGTTATCGAGGCTTCTGCAGCATTACTCAACGTAGAGGATTTATTCTCTTCTATCAGCTCAAGAACTGATGTTACTTTGACTTTCTCTACTTTCGTTAGTGGTGACAAGATTTGGACTGGAACTGCACAAGTTGAGTCTTTAGACTTTACTGGTGACATGGAATCTCCAGCTACTTTCTCTGCATCATTTACTGGTACTGGAGCATTAGTGATGACTACCAACGCATAAACTAAAAACCAAAATATATGAGAGGACAATTTAACCTATCACTTTCTGATGGTAAGGTAATACCGCTTCGTTTCTGTACATGGTCTCTAAAGAGATTCTGTCAGCTACAAGGCATAGGACCTACTGAAATAGGTACAGCTTTAAGTGGTGAAACTGCTTTAGATGCAATAGTTAACCTAGTTAGGTCTGCTGCTGAATATCCATTCTACAAAGAAGGGAGAACTCCAGACTTCAAAGAGATTGACGTATGCGACTGGATAGATGATATGGGCGGTATTGCAGGAACTCAGTTCCAAGATATTATGGCTGCATTATCTGAAAGTATGAGTAGTGGCATAGAGCAACCTAATTCTACATCAAGCGAAGGCGGTGAAGAAAAAAAAAATTAGAATGGCTTGACATAGAAAGATATACAATGGGGGAGTGTCAAATACTTCCCCATTTGTTTTGGGATATGACGATGGCCGAACTAGATTTTATTTGGTACGGTTATAGGCATAAAGAAGAGCAAGAGTGGGTTAGAACAAGATGGCAAACTGCTTTACTTATTAATATCCAACTACCTAAAGGCAAGAAGGTTAAGCCTAACGAACTTTTAGAGTTAGATTGCGATAGAAGGAATATAAAGAAGAAAGTAAGAATAATGAGTAACGAAGAGTTACAAGAGGTATTAAAGAAATACGAAAATATTAAACCAGAATAAAAATGGCTAACGAAGAAGGTATAAAAATTCCCATTATTGCTGAGGATAGGTTTACTGAGACTATTAAAAAGATTGATGCTTATACTAAGATATTTGGTGAAACAGCTAGTAATACAGAAAAGAAATTAGCTGCTCTTGAAAAAGAGATGGTTAGGTTGGTAGCTAATGGTATGGACCCAGCTAATCAGAAGATAATTGAAATGAAGGCTAACTATGATAAGCTAAATCAATCTCTTAATAATGGTAGTGGTTCTTTAAAAGATGTCAATAAAAGGTGGATGTCACTTTCTTTAGTTGTGCAAGATTTACCTTATGGATTTAGGGGTATTCAGAATAACTTACCTGCATTATTTGGTTCATTAGCAACTGGTGCTGGTGCTGGTTATTTTGCATTTTCTGCTTTAACTGCTGCTTTGGTATTTTTTGACCAAAGTTTAGAGAAAACAAATACAACTGCTAAAAAGTTATTTGAGACATTTAATACCTTAAAAACAGAAACACTAGCTATAGGTAGTATATTTTCTGCTGTAAGAGCAGGAACATTATCTGCAGCAGATGCTACAAAGATATTTAACGACAAGTTAGGTGATTTATACGGTACAGCTAAAAGTGTTTATGAGGCTGAACAGCTTTATATTAAAAAAACAGAAGGATATATAAAGGCTCAATATTTTAGAGCAAAGGCTGATATAGAATACGAAAAGGCAAAAGAAGCATTAGCTAAAAAAGATGTTGCTTATGCTGAGGACCAAATAGGAATACTTGGCAAATTAGCAATGGCTACTGCTGCATTCTTTAAACAAGGTGCTTTACAAGGAGTTGGTGGACTATATGGTACTTCGACAATACTTGCTAAAGACTTTTCTGATTTACAAATAGAATTAGCTGGATATACAACTGATTATGAAGAGGCACAGTTTCAAAAAAGACTTGCACTTGGAGAAAGATATATGTCTCAAGCATATAAAATTGAGCAAGAATATGGAATTAAGTCTAATGGTGTTAAAGATAAAACCGATAAGGCCGCATTGGCTGCTTTAGGTAAAGCAATAGAGCAACAACAAAGGGTAAATGAGCAAGTATTACAAAATTTGATAGATGCTAAAAAGCAAGAGGTTAAATTATACGAAGATGATGCTTATGCAAAATATGAAGCAAGTAGACAATTAATTGAACTTGAGAAAAAATTAGCATTAGAAAAATTAAATAATGCTGGATATACAGCAAAGCAAGTAGCTGCATTAGAGTTAGGTATTTATAAAGAAAGAGATAATAAAATTGTATTATTAGGAGAAGCACTTCAAGAACAAGTACTTGCACAAGATGCAAAGACTAGGAAAGAAAAAAAGAGAAGAGATGAACAAGACTATAAAAATCAAGAGAAATTTGGCAAGGGTCAAATTGATTTAATTGATTCACAATTAAAGGTTCAGCTAAGATTAAATAAAGATAATGTAATTGGACAACAAGAAGTCATAAAGCAATCTATGGCTAAGGTTGGTGCATTAATGGCTTCATCTTTTGGTACTGGTATGTTGCCTACTTATCTTAAATTTTATGATGAATTAAATGCTAGGTTAGAAGGATTAGACCAAAAAGCACTTAGAGGTGCAGAAGCAATGAAAAAAGTTAATAGTATCATTTCTGATACTGCTACTAATGCTATTGTTCAATTTGGAGAAAATTTAGGGAAGGCTTTAGGTGGAGAAAAAGTTGATTTATTTGGAGGTTTTATAGAATTATTATCATCTGGATTGCAAGAAATTGGTAAGGCTTTAATTGCTTATGGTGTCGCTATGGATGCTTTTAAAAAGGCATTTAAAAACCCTTATGCTGCTATTGCTGCTGGTATAGCATTAGTTGCTGCAGGAGCATTATTAAAATCTAAGATAAATAAAACTAGCGGTGGAAGTAGTGGTGGTCAAACTCGTAATATTCCAGCCTTTGCAAATGGGGGTATAATTTCTGGTCCTACAATGGGATTAATGGGAGAATATCCAGGTGCTAGGTCTAACCCAGAGGTAGTTGCTCCTTTAGACAAATTAAAAGATATGTTAGGTGGTGGACAAGGTGGAACGTTCTTATTAAGAGGACAAGACTTACTTTTGTCTGTAAATAGAGCACAAAAAGCATCAAATCTTAAAGGACAAACAATTAGTTTAGCATAATGGCATACGTATTAAAGTATAATCTACAGCAATCACTAAGAGACGAAAGTAAATTATTCATAAATATTTATGAGGATGGAGGTACTGGTACAGTATATTCATATACTCCTACTTCTATTACTATAACTCCAAACTCTAATAGTGATGAACCAGAGCCAGGTATTATATCTTCTCAATTAAACTTTTCGTTTCTTATTTCAACTCAAGATGATTTTAATAATTTTCCATCTTTACTTAGTTTTAACGATAGAAAATATTATGTAGAATTAACTAGAACCCCATTAAATGGTTCAGAATCTGTTGTATGGAGAGGATATATGTTTAATGACTATGTAAATGTTCCATTTAGTACTGGTAATATCCAAGTTGATATTACTTGTATAGATGCTTTATCATTTATGAAAAATAGTTACTTTCCCTATTCGGCTGATTCAAATCAATTACTAAATTTATATAATGTAATAGCTCTAGGATTAAATTCAATAGCATTCCCTAATTCGCCAAGTTTATACCAATGTTGTTCTTACTTTGGTTCTTCTATGGCTAATAGAAATGCATCTGCTGCTAATGAACCATTTTCTCAAACATATATTTATATAAGAGATTTACAAGAACAAAGTTATTATGATTTAATAGAACAAATAGTTAAATCTTTTGGATGTAGATTATTTCAACAAAATGGAGATTGGTGGATTATGTCAGCTAATGAAATGGCTGCAGCAACAATTTACTTTACAAAATATAATTTAAGTACTGGAACATCTACTGGTGGAACATTAAGTAATGGGATAACAGTATCTCCATATAATGGTTCTAATATTCACTTTATAAATAACTCTCAAAACAAGATAACAAGAAAAGGTTACCCAGTTATAAAAGTCAATGCACCAGTTAAATTCTCAAGTGAGTCTATAGCAAATGGTAGATTTAAAATAACTACTGGTAGTGCTATTAATAATTGGAGTAAAACACAAGTTGGAACTGCTACTATTACATTAATAACTCAAGATGGTCCATACAATATAGTTGGATTTGTTGTAGGTGCTGGTGGCGGAAATTCAACAACCTTTAGCTATGCTAGTCCTGGCACTTTGCCTTATTTTACTTCTCCAGGATTTACTTTGGCTTTTGATACAGCTATTAGTGCTGGTTCTAATATGTCAATAAGGATTTATGTAGAAAATTCTATTGGACAAAAATTTTATGCTAATTCAAGTGGTGTTTGGGGTGCACCTGGTGTAGTTACCACGTTTAATGTTAATTATACTGCTGCTGAGAATGTATTTCAAACTATTACTTATAATCTTGAATTAGGTGCTTTTAACATTGGTGGTACAAATTATAATGTAGAAGGTTATTTTAGAGTAGAATTTGAATGTACTACTGCAGGAACTATATATTTAAGATACCCTCATGCAAACCAATCTGGAAATGGATTACCAAGTTCTTTAGTAGCAACAAGATATGTAACTACAACAAATTCTTTAACTAAGGATTTTGAATCTTCTTTAGGTATTTATAAGTCTGATATTCCTTATTGTTACGGTGCTTTATTTTATTCAACTGCAGCTCCTATCACATTATGGTATAGATATTCTCATTTAGCGACATCATATGCTTCATTGCCAATACTATTAGCAAGAGAGTTATCTAATCTATTTAATAGGAACTATGCTACATTAGAAGCTGATTTAGGGGAAACTATTACATCAAATAATGTTATTTACTTAAATAATACATATACTATTACAGATAGTGCTACAAATGCACTAAGTTATAATGGAAAAAAGTTTATAGCTAATAGGAATGATGTTAACTTATATATAAATCAAGAAAACAATTTACAATTATTAGAAATAACAGATACAGATAATTCATCTACTGAATCTATTACCTGGTTATTAAATAGTTAAAAACAAGAATATGGCAATCTTAGGAACAAATGTTATTTTATATTATTGGAATGGTTCTTCGGCTGTAGCGTTTTCGTCATCTACAAATTGTTCACTTAATACTTCTATGGAGTTAGTGCCAGTATCTTCTATATCTTCTACATGGGCTGTTGATTTTAAACCAGACTTAACATCTTGGACAGTTGATTGTGATGGTTTGTTGGCTTTTGATGGATTTGACTTTGAGGATTTCCTTAATTTACAATATAATAGAACACAAATAACAATAAAGTTTACTGTTAATACATCTCCTGCATATACAATAACTGGGTTAGCTAATATTCAGAGTATTTCCTATAGCGGTGATGTTAATGGAGTGGCTACTTATTCGGTATCATTTCAAGGATGTAAAAGATATACAATAGCTTAAACAAACAACTATGGCAATTTTAGGTAGCGATTTAGCATTATATTATAGAGCAGGGTCAAATAACTATGTTCCTTTTGCTGCTTCTACAAGCTGTAGTATGACCTCAAATACTGCTCAAGTTGAAGTAACTAATTATAGTTCTGACTGGTTTAGAGAATATAAGATGGATGTACTTGACTGGAGTGTTAGTATTGATGGCTTAATAACTATAGATACTGTTGATTATAAAGATTTATTAGATTTTCAGCTTAATAGAACAAGGATAGTTGTTAGATTCTCAGCTATAGGTTTAAAACAAAATATGTTCTTTGGAAGAGCATATATTACAAACATAACACTAAGTGCTCCAGTAGAAGGAGTGGCTACCTATTCAGTTACTGTTACTGGTGCTGGACCATATACTTTTAATGACCCAACTCTATGTGGAAGGTATTTAGTTGAATTAACTACTGCTGGTTCTATTGAATGGGTTGATTGTATAACAAATGATTTAAAAACATTGGCAAGTACTGGACCAATAACATTCTATCAATGTGCTCTTATATCTGGTGGTTTAGCTCAAATTTTTATAACTAGCGGAACTGGTACAATTACTCCAGTTGGATATTGCTCAGAATAATTATTTATGAAAGACATTAAAGACTATTTACTAATCATTCTTATAGCATTTTTTGCTATATGGGTTTATACTGAACTAAACAAATCTGATAAACCAGTTGATTTTAGTGATACAAGCAAGTTTGTTAAGGTTAAAGAGGTTCACGATACTACGTACAAGAAAGTGTACATTAATACGTACAAGAAAGGTAATGATATACCATTCTATATCATTGATTCACTAATAGTTCCTATACACGACACAATTCGTATTATATCCGATTATAACCGTATATATGCGTATTCTGATACTATTAAAAAAGATTCTAATACCTTTGTAATAGATGATACTATCAGCCAAAATAGGATTATCTCAAGAGGCTTTACAGCCAAATTAGCCGAAAAAACCATCTACATAAAAGAGTATTATGCTCAAAAAGCCAAGTTTGGTCTTTATTACGGCATAAGAGGCGATTTTAGCCAAGATAATGGCTTAGAAGTACTAAGTCCTGGATTAATGCTAAATGCCAAAAATAAGGCTCTAATAGGTCTTAATGTAAATATTAATAAAAATTATAATATTAGCTACTCTGGTAGCATATATTTTAAAATAGGAAAAAAGTAACATGGCTCCCAAAAAAGAAGCAAGTATAGGATTGAATCCATTGCCTATATCGTTTAAGGATTTCGCTAAAAATCCAATAGTAGGAACTTTATTTGTCGTTTTAATCGGCATTTCCTATTTGTACATAGACATAAAAAGCACTTTTAAAGGGCAAATACAAAGCCAGGAATACAGAATATCCAACCTAGAGCATAAGGATTCACTAAAAACTCAAGCCCTAATAGAGTGTAAGACAGCCCTAAGTGCGACTTCTACTAAGTTAGAAACACTAGAAGATATGGGTGCTATTAAAAAATCTGTTAAATAATAGCCATGAAATTAATAGTATTATCACTTATATCAATATTTACTTTAATAGGTTTTGTAAATGTAGAAGCGGTAAATGAATCTCCTATAAAAAAGGAAGATAAAGAGTTTCAGCAGTTAATGAGTGATTTCAATAAAACACTAGAACATAACAAAAAGATACAAGTACAAGCAGATGTTACTAAAGATAAGCTAATAGTAGCTACTACTAATAAGATAATTCAATTATCTAATGAGAATAAAGAGCTAAAAAACGAATTAAATGAAATCAAAGCAATTTTGGATTCTGTGTCTATTGATACTGGAAGCTCATTCAGCTTATTGCCAATACCCAAAGGTTAAAAAGATTAACCAAGATTCGGTTGTTATAATGACTTTGGAGCAAGGCAAAGAGATTAACACTACTTTTTTACAACTAAATAACAAAATAGAGTCACTTAAAGACACTATTTTTTATTACAATAAATTCAAGACAAAATATGATAGCCTTAATAAAGAAATATATCTTAAACAAGATAGCTTCTATAATTGGAAGTGGAAATATGAAGCAAATAGAAACACTTATTACAATAGGGAAACAGAAGTCGAAAAAGACAAAAAATACGACTTCGCACAAAAATTAATATTAATAGCAATAATAGTTCTTCAATTTCAAAGTATAAAATAATGAAACAGTTTTTTTGTGATGAAACAGGCCAATTAAGTATGAAGCGTATATGTGGTTTACTATGTACTATGGCTTTATGTATAACCATGTATCATAACAGTTTTAGCAATGAGCATACGGCTCCATCACCAATTCTAGTAGAATCAGTAGCTTTGTTAGCATTCGGGTGTTTAGGTTTAACATCTGTAGAGAAAATATTTAAAAAATAATTAGATGAAACTATCAGAACATTTTGCATTAGCAGAGTTTACACGTAGCGAATCAGCAAAAAGACATGGAGTATCTAACGAACCTACTCCAGAGCATTTAGAGAACCTTAAAGTTCTTTGTGAAAAAGTATTAGAGCCTATACGTACTAAGTTCGGCCCATTAAACATTTCATCTGGATATAGAAGTAAAGTTTTGAACCATTACATTGGAGGGTCATTAAGTTCACAACATTGCGAGGGAAAAGCGGCAGACCTAGACATGGATGGTATGGGTGGTGCATCAAATACAGAAATATTTAACTACATAAAAGATAATTTAGAGTTTGACCAAATGATATGGGAGTTTGGAGACAACAATAAACCAGACTGGGTTCACGTTTCTTATAATGAAGTTAAAAATAGAAAGCAAGTGTTGAGAGCACTAAAGGTTAACGGCAAGACTGCCTACGCACCTTACAAGTAGACTAACCAAAACAAGCAATATGGCCAAAGCCAAAAACGTAGGGATTATTGGAGATACCCATTTTCCCTTCTGCCATCCTAAGTATCTTGACTTCTGTTATGAAGTCTTTAATAAATTCCAATGTTCTGAAATTGTCCACATCGGTGATGAAGTAGATAACCACGCTATATCATTTCACGAGCATAATCCTAACGGAGAATCAGCTTCCAAAGAGGCTGTTTTAGCTATGCAGCAATTAAACATTTGGTACAAGAGATTTCCAAATGTGAAAGTATGTATCGGTAACCACTCAGCCCTTCATAAAAGAAAGGCCGTAGCGAACGGATTACCAGAACGTTTCATTAAATCCTATGAAGATGCCTGGGAAGCTCCTAGAGGCTGGAAATGGGCCTTAGAATGGGAAATGGATGGTGTTTTATATACCCATGGCACTGGTAGTTCTGGACAAGCTGGTGCAATCAATAGAGCAAGGGATGCTCGACAATCAACAGTCATTGGTCACATCCACTCCTTCGGTGGTGTGCTTTATAGTAGCTCAGATAAGGATATGATATTCGGTATGAATGTCGGTTGCGGTATAGATATTAACGCTTACGCAATGGAATATTCACGACCATTTCCCAAACGACCTACACTAGGATGTGGGGTTGTTTTAGATAACGGTAGAATTGCTATATTTGTGCCAATGCCACTAGGCAGTAAGATAATTAGGTTACCTAGAAAGTAACATTTAACAAACCCACTTTAGACAATTAACAAATAAGTGTGTATTGTATTGATAATCAATATGGTATGCACTTTTTATTTCTATATTAATTAAAACGTAAATTTGTATGAGTACCGAAGAAGCAAGAGAATTGATTGACAAGTTAATGAAAGAGAGAGACTTGTTAGAGGCAAAGTTAAAAGTGATAGCAGATAAGCTGAGGTACTTAGTATATAAAACTTAGAATATGTTAATGCACATTATACAGTTGACTGAAGATGATGAAGATGAAGGCTATGACTTAAGTGATAGTTCTGAGCAATCTGATGCGTATATAAATATATATCAAGTAGCAAGTGTTACTGCAGATGAAGATAATGATAAAAGATGTTTTGTATATATGGCTAATGAAGATTATTTCTATATAGATGAACCAATAGATGATTTCATTAATAGGTATCAAGCAATACTTTATGGCTCAGTATTAACAAAATTTTATAATAGTTCTAATAAACAGAACTAAAAGATGCTCTCTCATAGGTGGTTTTGGTTTGGTTTTGGTAAGGGCCTCCAGGTAAAATCTGGGGGTTTTTTTGTACATATTTTCGTACGAATAAGTGTATTGATGTTACATTTATAAGTAGTAAAATAAAAAAGGCCCACTATAAACATAATGGGCCTAACCTTTAATCTATCTACAAAAACACAACTTACTTTATTTTTTGTTCTTTAATTGCAAATGTAACGATTGTAGTAATACAAAGTACATATAATGCTCTAATAAATACATTCCAGTTGATAGGATTCCATTCTCCATATACAAATGCGAATGGAATATAAGTAAATGCAAATAGGCCAAAAATGCCTAATAGTATTTCTTTTAGGTTTTTCATACTAAAAAGGTAATTTTTCTTTTGTTACTGATGGGTCTGGTTTCCATAAATCCATTTCTACATAGAAGTCTGATTCACCAGGTTCAAATGTTTTCTTCATTTTAAATAGGATGTTTGTCCATCCTTTGTTTTCTGCTGCGAAGTCATTAATCTTTTTTAAGTCATCTGGACCTAGGGATATTTTCCTTAGTGGTCCGTAAGCTGAAGTTAACGTCTTGCATCTCCCAAGATAGTTGTCTCTCGATTTGGCCATGATATTTGTTTTTATTGTTAAATACTATTTTTTAATTCAGTCTTTAGTTTCTCTAAGTAAAGAACAGCATCCATTAGTTCTTGTTGTAGATGTTCTGTCCAATCCTTAACATTCAAATCTGTTCTATCTAAGTTAGTTCCGTACTTAGTAAAGCCTAAATTGGCTCTATCCTTATACTTCATAACAACAGATTCTACTATTGAATCTAGTTCTTGGTTACTCTGCATCCTTTTTATATTTTTTTACTTGTGCTTTAAGTGCTTCTCTCCACTTTAAATCTACTGAACCATCATCCAATATTGACTGGATAAGTTCAATAGTCTCGTTAGATACAAACTCTTTAGCTTTCTTAGTGGCTTTAGGAGCCTTCTCTGCTTTGTTTTCTAATTCTAAATCTTCCATGTTATTTTTAATTTATCTGCCTTGACCTAAATATTTTTTAGGCTTAGGACTATGTTTGTTATATGATTTTTTAGCTCTACCTCTCTTACGACTTCCGAAGCTCACCTTCATAGAATTGCCAGTCTTTACTTTCGCCATCTTCATTAAATATTTTAACTATAATTTGTTCATCTCTTAACTGTTGGCATAACATTGCTGTACCTCCGCACATTGCAAGATTGATTAAGAAAGACATTTGTTCTGGGGATGCCTTATCACCGATAGCCTTAATCTCACAAGCCATGAACTGACCATATTTTTTACTATAGCCAATTATGTCTGGAACTCCTTTCTTACCAATAAATGCTCTACCTTTTACTGCTAAGTTGTTATTACGCCATACCTCGTTTCCTCTTTCACGTAAATAATCTAACATCATTTTGGTCAAGTCAGAAGCCGTTTTGTATGTTGCCATAAATCAAAGTTACTATATATATTTAATATATTAAGCGTGTTTAACCATTTCATGGGTAGGGAACTTGACATACTTAACTGTTTCTTCTACCTTTATCTCACTGGCTCAGAAGTATCTACGAGCTTTTTTGCGTAGCATATCGGCCCTCATAAAGTAGATTCTATCTCTAAGGTCAAAGTTAATAGCAAAGAA